AAATGAATGACCATTGATGTCAAATACTCCTAATACTTGAAGTGCATCATCAAGATATTTATCTTGGTCTGAGTCAAGTATATATTTAGGTAATTGAGATGTATGGTTTGTTAAAGCATAGTCGCTATCTAAGTAATAGTTGGACTGAAATTCATTTAACTTAATTACTACTTGTTTCTGTTTAATATGGAAGGTAGTGTGAATATAAGTTAGAGCTTGATTAATAGCGTGGATTACTCTAGGTAACTTAGTACTATCTAACTCATAACCATTTAATTCGACAAAAGGTGAACCTGATAATTCACCTAATGCAAGATTTTGAAATAACTCTCTTAATTTCATATTTACTCCAAGTAAGACATATAACTGTAATTAGTATCTTGACTTTGACTTATATGAAAGTAATTGAGTGGATTGTTATCTTCTGGCTTCTCTAATGTACTTTGATATTTATCAGGATATACCAAGTGCATTTGCTCTAATTGAGAAACCATATCTAACGTATCATCATTTTTACTTTTGATACCGTCAATAGTAACCATTGAAAGTTCATCCAACAGTTGCTGTATTAGTGTAGTGTTTTTTAAATCGTTTGGCAAGTATATCTGATTTTTCTTAAATAAAGGTACTACAAGTCTAAATCTATTCATCTTATTTGTAACAGAAGGAATACCTGCTTGTTTTCTACCTTTAGCATTAGCAATAGTAAACCAGTTATTACGTCTATTCATTTCTTCTCTTAACAAAGAAATAAATGCACCCTGTTGTCCTGATGTTTCAATACCCACAGACATAGGCTCATACTTTTGAACCAGTCTAAACAAATCATCAAAGGTTTGGTTCATCAACTGTCTACCAATAACACCATCTACTAAATATCTATTTTGGTTTATATCAATAGCCCATACACCTATTACAGTATAGTCAGCTCTACGTTGAGTAGATGTAGCAAAGTCAGTAGTGATATAGAAATTATATCTTTGTTTATTCTGTAAGAGTTCATATGTATTGAACCAACGTAAATCAGACTCTTGTATCATTCTGTCTTCTTCACTTGCAATACGTAACATATACTCTTGTCGAAATGCTTTAACTTGTCCTGTACCAATAGCTAATTGATATTTCTCCATTACACTGTCATAAGTAAAACGGTCTTCCCAAGAACCACGAAAATCTTCACGAGAACAAGGGAATTCTTCACATACAGGATAAACGTTTACATACCATTCGCCTGACTCAACAGCTTCATATAATGGGTCTGCTTTATTAAAAGGTGTACCATTGAATACTACTTTCTTGCGAGTAGGATGTAATGCAGGCATTACTCCTTTATAAATAGTATCTTTAATCTTTTCAATTACAGTAGGTGAACCAGCATCTTCATCTGATAATAAGTCATCCATAATACATAAAGCAGGACGTTTACCAAATATCTTAACACCACGCACACCTGATTTAGCACCATAAAGTTTAATACCAAATAACTTACCTTCTGCATTTTCAAATTCAATGTAGTTATCTGTAAACTTAGCTTTAGGTAAATACTTCTGTAAGAAATCACTACGATAATATCGAGCTTCTATATTCTTACGTAAGTTCTTAGCACCATTCTCCATACTATCTGCAACATAGATACAAGTATCTACTTCCCCAAAGTTAGGGATATGTCTAAAAATAGCAAGGATTGGTAATAGATACTCAGCCATCAATGTAGTTTTACCTAAACCACGATGACAAAGATTAACTAAATAATGAAGTTTATTACATAAACCATCAATCATTTTGTAATGCACAGGCGGAGTGATATTCTCTTCTGAACCGCCATTAATCAATTTAATAGCATTAACAAACATAATACTAAATTCAGTTGGTTGATAATTATTAAGATGTTCATAACTAACACTATTAAGCCAATCATCAACAGACTGTTTAATCTTAGTTGGTTTAGATGTCATCTTCTTCATCTCCACTAATAATCTTATGGTGTGATACATCTAAGACTTTGTATTGTCCTTCAATAATATCATTATGTTGTTTAGCAGATAATTGACCCAATACATCTCTTAACTCTGCAATAGTATCAGACTCATTAACATTAACATTAAGCTCTGCTTTCTTAACTTCAGGAGTTTTAAGATGTGTCATTAAACTAGTTGCTGCATCACTTCTTACCTTAGCACTTACATCAGGGTCAGTCATAATTTCTACTTGTGTTTTCACAGCTAAGTGGAAATAATCCTGATACATAATATGTGTTGGTACTAAAGCTAATGCGTGTATCTCTGTAACTAATTTACCTTTAGCATAGATATTTGCATAAGTATTTAAGTACTCATTATTCATTCCTTCTTGAGCCATACGAGATACACGCTCAGGGAATGTGCGAGCATAAGCACGAGTATTACTATCTCCTGCTAGTTTATAAGTAACAAACTTAGCTGCACTAATGTACGCATCTAATGATACCTTACAGTTCTTAGTTACATTAATCCAACTAATACAGTTATCTCTGAAGTGTTCTCCTAGAACATCATCCATACCTTCGATAGCTTGGTTTAATTTATCTGTGATAGTTTGAACATTATACGAACCAAATCCTTTAGGAAGTATCTTCTTAATCAATAATGTGTCTAACTTAGTTACTTCTGGTTTAGCTAATACATCTTCTACATTGATAGGTAACTTAGCTTTTTCTTCAACAAAGTCATTAGACTTCTGGTAAGTTCTACCTGTTTTCAGATTACTATCCGTTTGTTTCTGTTTCATTTTGGTTCGTCTTACAGCCGATTGCCGCTCGCTCTGGTGAGCGAGCTTCTTATCTAAGTTTCTTTGAGTTAAAGCTTTGCCTGTAAAATCTAACTTGCTAGGTCTATAACCTATAACATTATCGGGTACGTGGTCGTGTGCCATTGGAACTCTCCTAATTATGTTTATTCCTTAAATATAATAACGTTAAATAAGTAAAATAAAAACCCCTATGTTCTTTCGTTCATAGGGGTTTATTTTAACGTATTTTTGATAAAGGAGTAATTTATGCAAATCAGCTGTCGTCCACGTTTCACCAAAGCGACAGATTTATAATACTTACTTTCTTTTTACCTGTCAATAACAAACTTCATTCCTTCGTTCCGTTCCGCTATCGCTACACTTCACTCAGTCATTCGTTTGTATTAAGGAGCTTCAGTTGTTGAACCAGTAGTAGCATTAACTGCTTCAATTACAGGACTAACAGTTACACCATCAAATGGGTCATACCCAGCTTCAATAGCTTGTTTCATTTCGTCTGCTGTAATATCACAAACACTACAACCATTTTCTTCAATCTCTTTCATTAAATCAGCATTAGCTTCTTTAAACATTGGATGTTCAGATACAATAGTTTTAATAGGCGAACAATGTGGTACTTTAACAACAGTAGTTGCAGGAACATAAGGACGTGGTTTCAATGCTACTGGTTCAGGTACTTCTACACAACAGCAAGATTCTTCTTGGATTTTCTGTTTAGGTACAGCAATTACACGTACAGGACGACAAGGCATACACGTAACAGCTAAACCACGGTCTGACTCACGTACATCTTCTGCTCCGTGATTTTTAAAACAACTATCAAAACGAGTTGAACCAACTTTGCTAGTATCATCACTAAAATTATAGTGTGGATAGTTCTGTTTAAAATCAACAGGCTCTCCTTCACGTTCAGGGTCTAAAATCTCTGCCGTAGCTGCACCAACAAATGAACGGCGTAGTAACGGTACAGAGTCTTCTGTCATTTCTTCAATATAAGCCATAGCTATATCTCCGTTAAGTTAATCAATAAAAAAGGATTGGTTCTTAATTAAACCAATCCTATTCTAACTTAATCTTAATCTTAGTACAAAGTACTTGTAACTAATTGATTATATCCACCAATATAAATAATTACTTTATTACCATTACTGTATTCTTCTACTAAACCAGTTTGAGGTACAGAAGTAAAGTACTTACTTTCCATATTGAAATACTCAGCTAAGTCTTCTTTAGTCCAATCTACTTCATCTTTATTTCGATAATCAATCTCTTGAATTGAACCAGACTCTTTAAACATCTTAGCTAACTCTTTAGCTTTAGTACAATAGACACAATCATTACGTCCATAAATCACTAAAGTTTTTTTAATTAATTCTGCTTGGTTCTCTGACATAATATACTCCTAAATTACGTTAGTTACTGTTTGTATTACTTGAAAAAGATCCCCTAGCACATCATCAAAACTAGGGGAAGTTGAGGTTAAGCAATCATAGATAAGGAAAATGAAAACTCAATAATTGGCATTAGTTGTTTCATACTTCAGCACGCAACAACAGAACTAAATATAACTCTACTTTAAACCAGATGCAAGCATTAAATCTTAGATTTAATTACAAATACAGTATTGACTGAATAACTATTCTCTTTTATAAGACTCATCTTAACTTTTGCATAGTTATGCATAAATCTTGCATAGATATTCAAACCATACTGTATATTGAATAGAAACTGCATAATTATTCACTTTATTTGTATAATTATTCATATCAAATTCTTATTTACTTTTTCTAAATATATGCTACCCTATTCACGCCTGTGGCAGGGATACACCTATATATTTATACACTTCTTAATACTTCTTATATTTTATTCTTATTCATTCTATTCAACTTTTTCATTTTTTACTTATGTAGGTATTAACACTAAACACACTACTACACACTCTCTTACACAGTACTATCCCCCCCCCCTATATTAGATTACTTAGTATATAGTTTATCTCTCTATTTAGTATTGTATTGTTGGAATGGATATGAATGGTTCATATCCTTTTAACGTTAATTATTTATATAGGAGTATTCTATGAAATCTGCTGGTGTATTCAGTACTGTTGGTTCAATCTTATCTCGTATCCAATCATCTATGGAAGGAGCTAGTGAAGTTACTGGTTCTTATATGCAAGATTGGAGAGAAAGTAGATAATTAACTTTAGCTACTAAACGTTTTGAAAGAGATGTAGAATGGCAGAAGTTAGGTCAAGCTATTAACAGTACAGAATTCAAATCTGAACTAATTGATTTAGCTAAAGCTAGATATTGTTCTAAATAAACTACTAAGGGAGAGAAATCTCCCTTTTTATTTTTAATTAACACAAATAACACATAAAATACACAATACAACACAATACAAACTAATACAATCTCTTCAACTAATCTCAGTAAATAACACACATTACACAAAATAATATCCTATAAATATCCTATCTTAAATAATTAACACAAAAATAACTTACTAAACTAATCTATTCTCTATTCATACAGCATTTAACAATATATATCTAATAATTGTTGGAATGGTATGAATTAGGTTATCAATGGCTCTATCACCTTTCCTTTCTTATCCTAAAACTCAATAATATTCATACTTCACATCAACTAAGCATCTCACTTAGAGCCATTTATTAACCTAATTTAATTAACTAACAGGAGAACTAACTATGTTAAGACTAAACCAAGGTCATTTAATCGTTACGATTGCATTACTATTCATTGCTATTGGATTAATAGCTAATTCAGAAAGATTTAACTACGCTTTGGACTATGAACTAAATGTTCTAAAACCAGAGTGTAACTTTAAACTCTATGAAAAAAATAAACAGGAATGTATCAAAGTAGAGTATCTAATTAACTAAGGAGGCTGAATAAGTCCCTTTTAAA